AAAATTATAGCAGAATTTTTCTAAATTTATACATTTTGTTTAAAAAAGTTAAAATAATCGTTGATTTTTCTTTTTAACAATGTTAAAATATAAACAACGAAAGAGAGGTGAATAGTAGAGAATGAAGCTTGATTACAGAAAACTAAAAGGTAAAATCATTGAGAAATATGGAAGTGTTTATAAATTTGCGATAGCATTTGGCAAATCAAAACAGACAATTTCTATGAAATTAAACAATAAGAGGGGTATAAGTGCAGAAGATATCATAAAAATGTGCGAAATGCTCGATATCGAGAAAGACGAAATCCCTGATTATTTTTTTACTATTTTAGTTTAACAAAAGTTAAAGTTTATTGCTAAAAGAAAGGAGAAGTTATGTTCTATACAGCAGATAAGAAAGTACAAGTAACACAAGACAATCTAGAAATTCTCGACAATTATATCGAAAGTTTGCAGACCATACGAAAAATTGCCGAGAACTGTAAGAATGAGAAGTTGTTTTTTGAAGTCTTATTAGATCCTTTTTTAGAATCGTACATCATCGGAAAAAGCGCGACTATTAATCTTTTTCAATTGCCGTCTGATTGTAAAGAGATGGTTGAGAGTAAATCTTTTCATAAATATCTACATAAAGAGAACTCAAAATTTGTAAACCACGATTTCCAGATGTTGCAAGAAGCTTTTCTAAATCAGGATTGTTCTGAATGCGATACTCAAGAGCAATCATAGTTAAATCATGTACAACTTCACTTTTTTTCATAGGTACACCTCCTTTCAACAAGGATTGTATCAGTCGAAATAGCCAAAGTGAACTTACTTGGAAGAAAAGATTATGACTTTCACAGAAACGTTTTTATTCATATGCGTGATTGTAGAGTTCATTTGCATTTTTCTTTTAACGCATAAGAAATGATTACAGAAAGGAGAAGAGATGGACGATTACGAATATCAAAAAGAAAAAATTAGAGAGTTTGAACACAGAATAATGGTTCTTGAAGTCCAAAAAGATTTTCAAAATAGGCAGATAAAGAGATTATGTAGAGCAATTAATTGTAACAGTATCGCAATCATTATTATTTCAGTTGGAATAATGATTATGAAAATAATTAGCTATTTATAATCTGAAACAATTCGAGAGCTAACGTAACAAGAATTGAAATGATTGATATTGCAATAGATATATTTGCTTTCAAATTCGATTTCTTGGCTTCAGCTTTAGCTTCTTCTAATTCTTGTTTCTTCATTTCAATCTGCTTATCAAGACGATTTATTTCTTGATCGAGACGAGCATTAGTATCTGCAATCTTATGATTCATTTCTCGTAGTTCTTCTAGAGAAGCTTGTTTCATTAAAGTTTTAGCTTCTAGCAGTTCTTGGTCTTTATCTTTTAAAGATTCACTACCAAAGTATTCTGCAATTTGTTTGTTTTCGTTCATAACTAAATTCTAACACAAAAGAGGTGAGTGAATGGAAGAAAAAACCGAATTTATGAATGATAAAGAATTGGAAATGTTGTTTCAAACCAATACCAATAACTTTATCGCAAAACAAAGACAGCTTAACAAAGTGAATACCGAGTTCGGTAAGAAAACAACCACTTTGTTAAAGCAACTATCTGATGATTACATTCAAACGAGAGAGGAAATACACAAGATGAATTCCAAAATTGATCGTTTAACAGTATTCCTGATTCTTACGTTATGCCTGTTACTTTGGAGCGTATTTATATGAGCTACCTAGGATATAAAGAAGTTATGGAGCTTATGAAATGTTCCAAAGGGAAAGCATATGAAGTGATTTTAGAATTAAGAACATTATCAGGATGGAGCGACACATACGAATGTAAGCATCTATCAAGAATTGTGATACCTAAATCCATATTCTTGAAATATTAT